GACGTGCCGCCGCGGGCGCCGTGCAGGGCGCCGATCGACGCAGAGCAGGCGGCCAGGTTTGCCGCGCCCACGGTGCCATCTGCGCTGATCTCGTGGTGCAGGAATTTCGCCGCGGACTTCGCCAGTTCGCCAGCCTCGACCGCGTCCCCGTCGTACCAGCCGTACGCGGCCCGCGCCTTGGCCAGCGTCAGCGGCGAGTCGATGCGCTTCTCGTTCGCGCCCGCGTCCCATGGCTCGTCGGAGGTGGCGGTGTCGTGGGTGCCGACCGCGCCCATCTCCTGCACCGCCAGCGCCAGGACAGCGGTCTCACCGACCGGCTGGCCGCCGGCGACGATGGCACCCTGCTCGTCGAGGAGCGCGACGTACGCCTCGGCGAACGCGGGAATGTCGACCAGGGTTGCGGCCCTGATGCGGCCGCCGTGGAAAATCATCTTCTCGGGCTGCGCGAACAGCATCTCGAACAGATCGTCCTCGTCGCCTTCACCGGCGCCGGCGTTGACGTCGTCGGGCCACACGAACTCGACGTCGGCGTCCGCGATGGAGTCGGCGTCGATGGAGACACCGCGAAGGAACTCACCCTTGAGCTTGTCGTAGGCGCGGCGCCCGTTGTCGTCGGAGAGGTCGATGACACCAGCACCCATGATCTTGTTGTCGTCGCGCCATATCCGGTCGATGCGGCCGACGTTGACGGCTACGGTGTGGGGCTCGCCGCCGTGGGAGTCCTCGATGTTCCAGCGCAGCGGGACGGGCAGGTCAGCCCACTGCAGGGCGCCGGGGGCGAACTCGCGGCCGTCGCCGGTGACGATGCCTTCGACGGCGAGGACGCCTTCCCACGGGGCCGTGTCGCCCGCGTAGTCGAGGCCGCGCTCGTCGTCGTCTTCGTCGTCGCGTTGCATGCGGTCGCCTTCTTCGGCGTACAGGGCGGCCTGCTGCTCCATGGCTTCCGCCTCGGTGGCGTGGCAGCCCATGAGTTCGTCGGTCATTTCCTTGATGACGGCCCACGGCGTATCGGCGCCGCAGTCCGGGTGATCCTGCTGGACGCGATACGGCATCGTGCCCTCCATGTTGGTGGTCTGGTGGGGCATTGTGTCCGCGTTCGCAGACAAGATCATTCCGGCGGCGGCTTGCTCGTCCGCCTGTGGCCACACCGTCACGAGGGTGCCGCGACAGCGGGAACCGCCGAGGCAGTTGATGTAGCCGCCCGACGGGTACGCGGTGCGCGCATCGGGCAGCGTGGTGTAGCGGGTTCCGTCGATGTCCCGGCAGGGCTTGCACGTTCGGCCCGGTTCGAGAATCTCGGTGGCTGTGTACTCGGCTGGCGGCGCGACTGCGAGGACGGCCATGCGGCCTTCGTTCTGCGCCGCGGACATGGCCGCACCCACCTGCTCCTCCACCGCAGCACCCGACAGCCCGGTGAGATGCTCGTCCACCTGGCCCGCTACCTGCGATGGCGAGCCGGAGCCCCACACGCGCATCGCCTGCCGCACCGCGGACTGCACCAGGCCGACGCCGAGGACGCTGGCTGCGGTGCGGCCGATCTGCCGCAGCCGGTCCCGGATCGCCGCGGCGGTCAGCGCCTCATCGTCGAGGGACCATTCGGGAATGTCGACGCCCTGCGCTTCGGCCTCCGCCTGCTGCTGCTCGCCTGCCTCCCGCGCGTAGGCGATCATGCGGGCGATGAGGAGGCGCGCCCCGTCCTCGGTGTCGACGGTCAGTCCGTCGAGCAGGTCCAAGTTGTCAGCCTCCGCCGCGGCTTGGATGCTGGCGGTGATCTCGGCGCGCATCGCCTCCTGCACGCTGGCCCACGCCTCGACCGTGCCGTCTACGGCTTCGTGCCAGGCCTTGTCCATCTGCGTGAAGTCAGCGCGGGACGCGAGTTCGAGTTCGGTGGGCTGGCGGCGCAACGGACCGGCCGCCGCGGTTCGAGCGGTGGTTCGTGTGCGGCCGGTGACGCGGACGGGGACACCGAGTTCGGCAGCGAGTCCTTCGGCGGCCGTGCACATCGCGTCCAAGAGCAAGGCGCCGCCGCGGTTGGTCTCCACCTCGACATGGACGACGTCCTCGTCCCACCTCGGGGTGAGGACGCGGGCGGAGGCGGTGACGTCGCCGCCGAGGGGGATGTCAGTGTGCTCCCCGGCGAACGCCACGCGGACGCGGTCGAAGGTGACCGACCCGAGGCGCTCCTCCAACGCGATGATGAGATCCAGCTCGTCGGAGTACGCGGCACAGATGCGCGGCTGCCAGGGCGTGTACTGGTCGGGAAGGTTCTCCGCGTCGAGGACGTTCGCCACCGAGTAACGGGCGGCGTCGTAGGCGTTCGCCAGTGCAGGTGCTACGGCCGGGCGGCCGTCGCCGCGATCGTCGCCGACGGCCCACACCCACGACGGGGAGTCGCCGTCGGAGTTCCAGTGGTTCGCGCCGAAGATCCGCGCCTCGATGGGCTGCCCGATCCAGTTGGCGTAGTCGGCGACTTGGTCGATGAGAGCGCGCCGCTCTTCGTCGGTGAACACGCTGCCGTCGTCGCCGAGGAAGTACAGCGTGCAGTGCAGATCCTCGGCAGCCTCGCCGCCCTCGATCGCCAGCCGCGCCGCGTCCTCCGGCGTGGGCATCAGCGCAATCATCGCGCCAGAGGTGTGCGAGCCGTCAGCGGCGGCCGTGAGCGAACCCATTGGAACTCCGGTGGGAGACGGTGGTCAGAAACCCGGTCGTATCCAGATGCGGGGACAGCCGGCCGATCGTGAGCTGCCCGAACGCAGACAGTCGCGCCTCGTACACGCCGGACGTGCCTGGTCTGGGCAGAGTCGGGAGCTTGACCGCGGCGTGTGTGAACGGGCAGGAGTAGGCGTGTGTTGAGCACAGTGCGGGGTGGAGGAGTTCGGGCGGCCGACCGGCGGCGAATCTGACGGCGTGTAGGGCTTTTGCTTGTTGGGCCATGCGTTCGTCGCGGGCGCGTGCTGCTTCGGCGCGCGCGGCTTCGGCGGGTGGTGGTTCGCTGGGTGTGTCGGGCGGTGTCCGGTCTTCTGGCTGATCCGTCTCCGGCTCGGTGGTCTGGCCGGGGCGCGCGGCGGCGACGGGTTGGATGGTGACTTGTTCGCCGGTGAGTTCGGTGATGGCGGATGGGGCTCCGGTGGGGAGGGTGTGGATGACGATCTTGAGGGCTTGTTCCTTCAGCTCGTCGTCGCTGGGTTTGTCGGCTTCGGTGAAGCCGGTTTCGCGGCGGAGTGCGTCGCCGTTGATTTCGAGGCGGTCGTAGAGCTGGATGGCGTCTTGGCTGCGGTCGGGGCGGAGGGTGAGTTCGGACATGTCGTACCAGACGACCCAGCTCGCCCAGTCTTCGACGCGGGAGGCTTGAAGCCGGGGCTGGAGGTAGCCGGTGGTGAGGGCTTGGGCGATGAGTTCGGCGTCGGGGGCGACGTTGACTTTCAGGTTGGTTTCGTCACTCAGCCAGCCGTTCCAATGGTTCAAATCGGACATGCCGAGCAGCACTTCGGGTGGGATGTTGAGCTGCGAGGCGAGGCGTTTGATGGCGCTGTCGCGCTTCTCGATGATCTTGTCGTCGATGCGCAGCGTGAAGTCGAGGTGCTGGAACTTCCCGATCAGTTCTTCCGGCACCTTGATCGGGATTGGCACGATGGCTGCCGCTGTCCCTGGCGTACGGATCGCCTCAGCAGCGAGCTCGATCCACTCGGCCACGAACGGGTCCGGCGCGTCAGCGAACTCTTCTCGCACCGGGAAGGTGGCCTCGGACGGAATGAACCACACGCCAGCGCTGGCAAGTCGGCTGAGGTACTGGCTGATGATGTGCCGGTTCACCAACTCCAGCTCGCGCATGGTGGTGCGGGCCGCGCGGGCGGGGCTGTCGGCAACATGGTGGTAGCGCTTGTTGGGGCGCCATACCCGGATGGGGGCCATGGAGTCGGGGGCGAGGGGGCGCCAGTTGTAGCCGTCGCGGGGGTTGTTTTCGTCGATGACTTCGTAGTGGCCGCGTGCTGCGCGTACTTCGTCGATGGACCGGACAGCCCACTTCTCGATGCCGCCCACGTTTTCGACGATGACGTAGCCCTCACCGGGGACTGCGAGTTGGGTGCCGAGGCCGTTCATGATTTGGGCTTGTCCGGCGACGCCTCCGGCGAAGGTGGTCATCAGCTCGACGGCGGTGCCTGCTTCGGCGCGTACGGGTTCGTCGGCTCCGGGTTCGAGTTTCGCGGCGTAGAAGCGGATGCGGGAGAGCATGTTGGCTTCCCAGTCGGCGGCGTATCGGAATTCGCCGAGGTCTGAGTAGTACTGCCAGGCTTCTTCTTGCCAGGTGTCGGGGGTGCGGATGAGTTCGGTGCG